TTACGGTTGTTATAATGCAAAAAAACTTGTACGCATTCTTTGCCTTTGAATTTATTTCGCCAATGCTCTAGCTCACATCCAGAATAGACTAGCATATCTCCTTGTTTAAGATCTACTTTAATTCCTTTTTTACCTACTTCTCCAGAAGGCTCTAGATATATTGGCCAATCATCACCAGCAAGATTCATAGTCGTTGATATTTCACAACTAAATCTATCTTTATGTCTTTTTAAAATATCACCTTTTTTATATATTCTAGCATATGTATAAGCAGGATATAATTTTAATCCTGTTGCTTTTTCCATACTTGGCTGACATTTAAGTAATAAAGTTTCCATAGCCATATTAGCGTATTGAGAATATGTATTTGGTATTTGCTCATTTTCATCTTCGTAATGACCTATAATGTTTTCAAATGGTGAAAAGTATCTAGCTTGTCTACAAGTATCATATACTTGCTTTTGCATTAAAAAATAATTTGCAACAAAAGCTGCTAGATCTTTTGATATTGCTTGACGAATAACTGTATATTTTTTCTTTTTAAACATCTTTAGCCATTTCTTTTGGTACAGCTTGTATATTCCAATGTATAAATCTAAAAGGTTCTTTACCAAAATCTACACTAAACTCGTGTTCCAAGAACCCTGGAAATATAATTAATGTACCAGGTTTTGGTTTAAAATGTATAAGCTCACTACCACCCCAAACACCTTTGATGTCTGGTTTCATTTTTAATTTTGTAGCACGTGCCCCTGTTCGAGGTTCGTGAAATACTGGAAAAGAAGTTTTGTCACTACATTTTAAAAAATAAAATCCTGATACGTGTTGATTCCAATGTACGTGTGCTGAATGATGACCACCACCTTTTTTTGCAAACTCTTGTACCCACATCTCACTAAATAGTGTTGTGTATTGTTGCATATCAAAACCT